TAGACTTCTTGCTTCTTGCGATTACACAGTACTACAAGATAGCACATACACAGATGCACAAGTTGCTGAATGGGTTACTTATAGACAAGCATTAAGAGATATTACAAACGGTTTAACGACTGTTGATCAAGTTAATGCTGTTACATGGCCAACTAAGCCATAAGAATCTTGATATAAATTTCAATATAGTATACTTTATCATCAGGATAAAACTATGCTACAAAAACTTAACTTCAAACCCGGATTCAATAAACAAGTAACCGATTCAGGTGCTGAATCTCAATGGGTCGATGGAGATTTTGTTAGATTTCGATATGGTTTACCTGAAAAGATAGGGGGCTGGTCACAACTCAGTAAAACCAATCAAACCATACCCGGAGCAGCACGTGCTCAACATGCATTCGAATCCTTAGCCGGTGAAAAGTATGTAGCAATTGGAAGCTCACAAGGTTTATTTTTATATTACTCGGATAAAATTTATGACATCACTCCATTAGATACAGGAATTACTGGAGCTGATTTTGATGCAACAACCGGTTCACCAACGGTTACTGTCAATAAAACAACACACAATTTACAAAATGGAAGATATGTAAAATTTTCTTCAGTTACTGTTCCAACTGGATCAGGTTATGCAACATCTGATTTTGAAGATAATACGTTCGAAATAAAAAATGTAACTACCAATACTTTTGAAATTACAATGCCAACCAATTCAGCAGGTACAACATCTGGTACTGGATCTGCTCAAATTGATCCTTATGTATTTGTGGGACCTACTATTGAGACTGCAGGGTTTGGTTGGGGAACATCGACTTGGAGCGCTGAAACATGGGGTACACCAAGATCTACTAGTAACGTGATTCTGGATCCAGGAAACTGGAGTCTTGATAACTTTGGTCAAATATTAATTGCAACGATTCATAATGGTAAAACATTTACTTGGAATGCCGGAGCCGCTGGTGCAAGAGATATTCGAGCAACAACTATGTCAGGTGCACCTACCGCATCAAGATTAACACAAGTTTCTGATAGAGATAGACATGTGTTTCATTTTGGAACTGAAACCACAATTGGTGATACATCGACTCAAGATCCAATGTTTATCCGATTTTCAAATCAAGAAGATTTTAATACCTATACCCCAACTGCAACCAATACCGCAGGAACCTTTAGACTCGATAAAGGAAACGTGATTGTTGGAGCGGTATCTGGTAAAGATTATACACTAGTATTAACTGATTCATCGGCTTATGTTATTCAATTCGTTGGTCCACCTTTTACTTTTTCAGTTAGACAGGTAGGTACTAGTTGTGGATTAATTGCTCAACACGCTTTAAGTTATTCAAATGGTGTTGTGTTTTGGATGTCGGGTGAGGGTGGATTTTTTATGTTTGATGGTACCGTTAAAATGATCCCTTGTTTAGTAGAAGACTTTGTGTTTACAACCACAGGAGATAATTTAGGAATTAATTATTCTGCAGCAGAAGTTGTTTATGCAGAACACAATACTTTATATAATGAAATTAATTGGTTTTATCCAAAAGATGGTTCTATTCAAAATGATAGATGTGTAACCTATAACTATGGAGAAAACTGTTGGACAACTTCATCATTAGGGAGAAGTTCTTATATTGATCAAGGCGTATACGATTTACCGTATGCAACAGATTATGATACTACTGCTACACCTAGTTTTGATATTCAAGGAGTAACAAACATTAATGGTGCATCAACTTACTATGCTCATGAAACCGGAACCGATCAAGTCAATAGTTCTGGTACCACATCTATTGATGCTTATATTCAATCAGGAGATTTTGATATAACTAATACTAATAACATTGCTAACCTACAAGGAGATGGTGATTTTATTATGTCCGTTAAACGATTTATACCTGATTTTAAAGTACTCACAGGTAATTCAAAAGTCACATTATTATTGAATAATTATCCAAGTGATACCGCATCGAGTTCACCTTTAGGTCCCTTTACAATCACACCAACTACTGATAAAGTAGATACTCGAGCAAGAGGAAGACTTGTATCCATTAAAATAGAAAATGATGCTGTAGGTGAAACTTGGCGTTATGGAACATTTAGATTAGATGCACAACCAGATGGAAGACGATAATGGCTAAAATAACTTCATACATACCAGAACCAAAACAAGAATACGATGTCGAAAATCAAAGACAAATTTTAGAATCTTTGTCTACTTTAAAAGACCAACTTAATTTTTCATTTCAAGATGATTTAAGAAAAGAACTAGAAAGATTTACTTGGTTTAATATGAGGTACTAATGTCTGCATGTAATAATGTAAACGTTGAACCAACAGTTATTGGTGGTGGAGATGGATCTACCGCTTATGATGCATTTGGACGATTAAGAGTTTCTAATCCACTTACTATATTTGATTCTAAAAATGTTATGTCAAAGAACAATCTCTTTGATGAAGACTTAACAGCATCAGGAACTGTTACTTACACAGCCAATAAATCTACAGTAAATTTAAATGTAACTACAGCTAGTGGTGATAAAGTTATTCGACAATCAAAAAGAGTTATGTCTTATCAACCAGGTAAATCATTATTGATATTAAATACTTTTGTAATGAATGCACAAGAAGAAAATTTAGAACAAAGAGTTGGAACATTTGATGCAAACAATGGAATCTTTTTTGAAGATACAGGAACAGGTTATCAAATTGTAAGAAGAACTTATGTAACTGGATCTGCTGTTGATAATGATGTTGCACAAGCATCGTGGAACGGGGATAAACTTGATGGTACGGGAGCTTCTGGTTATACACTAGATCCTACAAAAGCTACTATTATGTTTACTGATTATGAATGGTTAGGAATGGGAGCTGTAAGAGTTGGGTTTGTAATTGATGGAAAATTTATTACAGCACATACATTTTTAAATGCAAATAGTTTATCAACTGTTTATATGCAAACAGCAAACTTACCTATTCGATATGAAATAGAAGCAACAGGTACATTAACAGGTGCAGCTACATTAGAACAAGTATGTTCTACTTGTATAATTGAAGGAGGTTATGCACCAGAAGGTTTAAGACAATCTATTGGAACAGCTTCATTAGCTGGAGTTAATTTAACCACAGCTGGTACATTTTATAATTTAGCAACAATACGAATTAAATCAGGGAGACCTTATGCAGTAATTATTCCTATAGACGTTTCAGCATCAGCTATTTCAAATTCTGATTTTGAATTAAAATTAATTAAAAATGCTACACCAAGTACAGCATTTTCATATACAAGTTATTCTGATAATGTAGAATATGATTTAACAGGAACAACAACAATTACTGGTGGAACTATTATTGGTCAAGCGTATTTATCTGGTAAAGGTGCAAACAGTTTAAGTTTTGCACAAGATGGATTTAACTTTGCTTATCAGATAGGACAAACCATAGCAGGAGTTTCTGATACAATAACTTTAGCTGCAAAAGGAGCTAGTAATGGTGATGATATTTGTGGCACATTAAAATGGGTTGATTTAACATAATGGCTAATTTTTATAAAAACGCATTCTATGATCCAAGTACAACTGCAGCTGTAACTTTATATACAGCGCCTAGCAATGCAAACGCAATTATACAAAATATACAAATTACAAATACAGGCGGATCTAAAGTAGTTCAAGCAAGAGTTATTGATAATTCAGCTTCGACTTCTTATGTTGTTGCCTATGCTTCTATTAGTGGACCTACAATTTGTAATATTGCAAAAGGACCTATTGTTTTAGAAGAAAGTGATTCTATATCTCTTGAATCCTCTACTACATCTGCTATATCTGCTACATTAGCAATTTTAGAAATTAGTAGAGAGGATCAGAATGGATAAACCCGTTAAAATAGAAACAAAAACTATAGAGACATTTAGAAATAAAAAAACAGGGCAGGTGTATGCAGATCAAAAAGAAGCTAACTTTGATTTAACAGCACAACCTGGAGACATTGTGAAAGATGTAACTATACAAGTTACAAATAAAGGATTAGATTTATTACAGAAAGTGATGAGAGATGCGAATGCAAACAAACCAAAATCCTAGAGGCGGGACAGAGCTTCAATTAGAGTATTTAAGAAAACACGTACCTAGTGAAATATTAGATCAGGTGCAAATTACAACATCCGTTCCAGAAAAAGAACCTTTACATCCTACTAAGTTAAATGTTCTTTGGCAAAAAAATTCATATGATCAACCTAATCTAGCACCTTGGTTTAAAAATAAATCAAATCATAAAAAATATGATTGGTATGTATTTAATTCACATTGGAACTATGAAAAATTTAGAATGATGTTTGATATACCAACAGAAAAATGTTTGGTTATTAAAAATGGTATTGATGATATTAAACCAAGAAACTTAACTCAAAAGAAAGATAAAAT